AGCGCCCTTGCTTTCGATGGCCTCGGCCAGATGGTTGATGGCGGCGCTCAGTTCGGGAGCGTCAACGGTTACTTTCAGTTCGATCATGGTGTGTTACCTCCAAAATTTATTTGACATGGGCATTGGTGCCCTTGTCGTAATTGAAAACGGGGAGAATCGTATCGTCGATGATGGCGGCGACAATCAGGAGCGCCCACGATGCGATGAACATCAATGGGTTGATGGGGAGATCAAAAAAGACGCGAAGAAGCGGGTCGAACATGGCGTAGTACATAGCGACCTCAATCACAAAGAAAAGCGATATGCGGCCCGCGAGGTTCACGATCTTATACATGAGCGGCCTCCCTCTTTGCTTTCCATGCGTTGTACCGGGCGAGGTTGTCAGGATTCTCGTAGAACGCCTTGCAGGCTGCAAAGAGCGTGTCACCCAGAACCCGTTTTTCTTTTTCCGGGATTCTATCAAAGTCGAATGTGATGCTTCCCATGCTGTACCTCTCTGTTGGATGTACTATTTCTGAGTGATTTCACGCAGGTGTTCAACGCCTTTGCGGTTATATAAAAATCTGCGTTTTTTACCAAACGGGCCATCGTATTCCAGCCATGCGCCATATTCATCGGTTTTCAGATTATTTAGATTTGCAAGTCTTCCGATACGCTGCGGTGCGATGCCGATGAGCTCGCTGACCTGACGGGCATTCAGCAGCTCGTGGTCGCCCTGCGAAACTGACATTGCCGATGCCGTGTTTTCGCCAGAGGACAAGGTCGTCGGGTTTGATGGCTTTGATGTAATGTCCATGCCGCCGTTCAGCACGGATGCGGCTTTTAGCATGCAAGTTTCTTTGATCTCTGGGTCAGTGGCGATTTGGAACAGTGTCAGCCATTGATTTGCCAAGGAAACACGGGAATCACAGATTTTTGCCTCGGCCATCATTTCCGCAACGCTTTGACTGAGAAACTTTGGCCGTGGGCTGATGGGGTCGCTCAACTGTACAGATTCGGGTTTTATGTATCCGCCAGTTTTACGGATGCTGGGTAATACTTCAGATGTAATCCAGCGCTTAAACTGCTTGGCAGACGGCAGCTTACTGGACATAATAAGGGAATAAAGGCCGGATTCATTGATGATTGTGATTTGCTGTTTACCGCCGGGGGTGTCTATTTCGGACACCCCTTTATCTTCGATGTCCACTTTCTCACGAACAGCCTTCGCGGTTTCCTTATATCCAAGAGCCACTGCGACATCTCTGCCCACGAACCATGGGTTGCCTTTGACATCAAATGTGCGAATCCGCCCAAACTGGGCACTATCAAATATCTGCATTTTGCTTTCCATGCTGTACCTTTCGACTTGAAGTCGCATTTTATGCGACATTCTGGGCAAAAAAAATTCGCATTCCCTCGTCGGGCGTAAGAGACAGTGCCTTTACAATGCCGTCAACTTCCTTGAGGGTAAAAGTTTCGCCATTGTTTACGATTTTACGATACAGCGTTGCTCTATCCATGCCGATAGAGTTTGCCAAACTCTCCATCGTAAACCCGTGCTCGACAACAGCGCCGCGCAGTTTATTAATGTTCACCATTTAAACAACCTCCTTTGCTTTATGAGAGTCGCATTTTATGCGACGACTACATACTACCACCGGCAAAAGCATTTGTCAACACGTTTTTCGCATTTTTTGCAACTTTTTATTGCGAGTCCGTTTTATGGTGTTGCAAATTTGCAACAAACAGTGTATAATACAAAGAAAAAGGGGGCGTGACATCATGGTATCCGGCAGCAGAATTAAAATGCTCCGAGAATCGCAGGGCCTATCCGCAGTGGAATTGGCTCAGAGGATAGGAAAAAACAAGGCGACTGTTTATCGTTACGAAAACGGCTCGATTGATGGCATGAAGTCTGATGTTCTAAAGAAAATCGCGGATGCCCTTGATACGAACAGTGCGTATTTGATGGGCTGGACAGATGACTCATACGACTGGAATAAAGACAGCGAGCATCGAATGGATTCCATCCCAGACGCGGTCCGTAAGGAATTGGCAGAAAAACACAAGGGCGATCGATTTGCAATTTGGAGCGATTGGCAGGCGATGGAGCGCGATGCGGCGCACGAGGCCGCAAAAAGCAAAGCCGTCCCTAAAGGGTTCATCCCGTTACCCGATACAAAGTCCATTCCCGTGATTGGTAATATTGCCTGCGGCACTCCGATTCTGGCGCAAGAAAACATAGAACGATATATAGGTGTATCGTCTTTGTGGAAAGCCGACTTTGCTTTAGTATGCAAGGGTGATTCGATGTCCCCGACAATTCAGGACGGTGATTTGGTCTGCATCCGCTCTCAGCCTAGCGTCGAAAACGGGCAGATAGCAGCGGTACTGATTGACGATGAAGCAACACTCAAACACTTTTATCGGCATGATGACACTGTGATTTTACAACCAGAAAATCCACGGTTTACACCGATGACCTACACGAAAGAAGAGATAAACAATTTGCGCATTGAAGGTGTGGCTGTAGGCATCTGCCGTGGCCTGCCAGAATACAACACGGAATGTTAAATATAGGCGGAGGAATGCAAGATATGTTCACGATTATGGGTATAATTTTAATAGTGGGATTGTGCATGTGGGTTGGCATTTGGGCAGTCGAGTTTGCCTTTTTCTTTTCAATCGGTCTTGCGGTATGTTGCTTTTTTGCTCGTTCCAAGGCCGCAAAAGAAAAGCCGACACAAAGAATGTGTCCGATGTGCGGCAATAGTAATATAAAATTCAAGTATATAACACAAGGCTCTTCATCCGACAGATACACAACGGGATTTTCTAATACGAATTTTGGCGCTCGAAACGCAAGACGAATCGGCATTGGTTCTTCGTCAGTAGAAAAGAAAATTCATCATAAAAACGTAGCATACTGTAGCGATTGCGGATTTAGCTTTGACTTTACAACGCAAAAGGATATCGATGACAAGTGTAAATCATTGTTAAATGGCGGAATAGGATCTATTGTAGTTGCGGTCATTTTGGGTATTGCTCTGTTTGTTATAAACGGATACCTGCATTGAAAATGAATAAAAGTGTTATATATTGATTAAGAGGGTAGGGGGTGACAGTTTGAGTTCAGTTGACAAAATCGCCGTTGTTTACGCACGGTATTCTTCCCACGGGCAGACCGAGCAATCTATCGAGGGACAGATCGCCGCTGCACAGAAATATGCGGAGCAACATGGCTACACGATTATCCACATCTATGCTGATCGGGCGATGACCGGGCGTAATGATGATCGAGAGCAATTTCAAAAGATGCTGTCCGATACCGCCATGCACCAATTCGGAGTCATCCTGCTGTGGAAAATTGACAGATTCGGTCGTAACCGTGAAGAAATCGCCTTTAACCGGTACCGCTGTAAAAAGAACGGGGTTAGGGTGGAGCGCGTTGCAGAGGATGTGCCAGACGGCCCAGAGGGCGTTATTTTGGACTCAGTGCTTGAGGGCATGGCAGAATACTACTCGCTCCAGCTGGCGCAAAATGTGCGCCGGGGTCAGCGTGAGAGCGCCAAGAAGTCAATGTCTATCGGCGGAAACAAAATGCTGGGATACATAGTTAATCCAGAGACTAAGCGTTACGAAAGCGACCCCAAAACCGCATCGTATGTAACAGAAATTTTTAAGCGATACGCCAACGGCGAGACCATCTCAGAAATCGTTGCGTGGCTTAACGCACAGGGAATCAGGACAACTCGCGGTAGCGAGTTCACCGTCAACAGCCTGCACCGCCTACTGAAAAATGAGAAGTACACCGGTGTGTACATCTTTCACGACATCCGCAATGAGGGCGGTATGCCCGCGCTGACAGACCGGGCCACATTCGACAAGGTGCAGGAAATGCTCAAGGTCAATCGCCGCGCACCCGCGCGGGTATGGTCTAAAACCGAGTATCTGCTGACGGATAAACTGTTCTGCGGTCATTGCGGCGCTATGATGGTGGGGGAGAGCGGCCACGGGCGCAACGGCATCAAACACAGCTACTATACCTGTTTGAACCGCAAAAAGAAAAAGTCGTGCGATAAAAAACCGGTGCGACAAGATATGATTGAGCCGCTGGTGCTCAGGGCTATCGGTAAATTGCTAGAAAATCCAGCTACACTGGAAAATATCGCCGATCAGGTATGGGCCGCCTATGAGCGCAGCGATACATCTGGTGATACCATCAAGGCACTGGATAAGCAGATAGCCGATGTGGATAGGGCGCTCTCCAATGTGATGAAAGCCATCGAAATGGGCATCATCAATGAGATGACGAAAACCCGCATGGATGAACTGACAGACCAAAAACAAGCCCTCAGTGCAGCCCGCGCTGAGGCGGGACTGGCTGGGGGCTTTAAGCTCACACGGGATATGATTCTGTTTTTCCTACAAGAGATAGCCGCGCTGGATATGGCAGACCGTGATAGCCAAAAGCGGCTGATTAAGACATTTGTCAATGCCATCTATTTGTACGACGATCACTTTGACATTGCATTTAATTATACCGATAATGGTAAGGTGGTCGTGCGGATGCAAGAAATCAACGATGCTGTGCGCGGTGAAGTGTTCGGATGCTGTGCGCAAAGTCCCACCAAAAAGGACCCGCAACTTAGGTTGCGGGTTCTTTTTTGTGCTGGAGCTGGTAGGATTCGAACAGGTCGGCCGTCCGCAGACGGCAAAAAACAGTCCTGCGGACTGTTTTTTAGACCGCGGCTTGCGAATCCACCAGCTCCCACCAAAAAGCTGTGGCAAAGATATTGCCGCAGCTTTTTTTCTTTGCTGCATCGCACAAAATCGGCAAGGGCGATGACCGATTTTCAAAGTGCGTTTTATAGAGATGTCCAACTGCTTCCGGGCGGTTGGATTTTTTCAGGCTGTCGAAAAACTCTTGTAGGGGCGAGCATTGCTCGCCTGCGCCCGTTTGCCTTGCAAGAAACTATCCCGGAAAATGCGTTGCTGCGGTAAGTTGACGGGCGACCAATGGTCGCCCCTACATAAGCAAGAAGGCAAGAATGCAATTTTTTGACGGTCTGTTTTTGTTGTCCGCTTTTTCTGCTGTTTTCAGAATGTTCGATTTCCCCGCAGCCGGAGACCGTGGAGTGGTTCATGCCCATCCTGTAAAATCAGAAACCGGGCACAGAATTGCAGCGGGCACTTGCAATCCGGGCGGAAAACAGGTATAATAGCAACTGTTACCTGTCTCAGTAGCTCAGCTGGATAGAGCACACGCCTCCTAAGGTTGCGTTACAACGGCCACCTCAAAAAAAACTAAATAAGGGATTGCAGTTCGACTTTGATCGGGCT